ACAGTTCGCTGGCGGACTATTGATACGTCCTCTCCAGCATAGTACTCCTTGCCACAAGACTCTCTGAAACTGCCAGACCAGAAAGACTTGCTCGCATTAACCCGAAACCCAAAAGCTTCGAGTTCCGCGATCACAGCACCGACACAGTCGACGGGGACAATGATATCGTCCCCGTAGACACGCACCTGTCCCGCGTAGGACCTGATGGTCCTTTGCGAGAGTGGGCTGCTGAGCCCTCGTTCCAGAGCCATGAAGATCACGGTAGCAAATACCATGGCCTCCAACGGGAACGTGAGGGCTGAACCCATAGACGCGAACTTGGCCAGGCGAATTACACCATGGCCAGGCACATCAGCCTTCCTCGACCTGCTTGCGTCCACGACCCCCGCAAGGGAGCTGTGGTTTCGAAGCAGGTTTCGTACGTGCTGATTCGAGACTCTATCGGAGGCCTCTGAGAGGTCAAGGGTAGCGAGGGTTCCATTCCTAGAGCCCTCCTGAGCAAGACGCTGATTAGGCATCTGCTCATCCCATCCGATAAGCTGTCGAGCGAAGTCATCCGCTTCGACGGCACGCCGGAGTGCGCCCAGTAACGCTTGCTGCACGAATTGCATGCAAGCAGGTTCTTGGGCGATGATCCGGGGAGCCTTGAGGGTCTTAGGCACCGTGACGACCCTGACGGGTCGTTCAGCGCCGGGTTCAAGGAAGTGCAACTCCGAGATGTGAGAGTGGTACCTAAAGTTGGGTACAAGATGCTCCCCAGAAGGGAACACTTGCTCCAACCGATCGGTCCATTCTCGCTGCCTCCATTTTCCGTTTCCACGGAGTCTGTCGGCAGTTTTACCGGGGCCGTGCTTCGGGATGAGCCTGCCAAGTTGGCGGGTTTCCCCTCCCACACTGAAGACAAGTTCGTCCACAGCGGAAAGAAGAGGAGCCCAAAGCAAAGTACCGACGCGATTGAAACGACGAATCCGATCTGGATCCAGCCGTGCGTCGGCATCACGAACTTCCTGTTCACACTCAATGTAGCCTCCTATTGCGGCGTCCCGACGTGCATCCGTGCACATCAGGTCGATCTTGGCGAACATCAGCGTTAGCTGACGCACCGCCCAGATATGTACCGTGGAGGGTTCACTGAGCAGCTTGCCCGTACTAGAATCGAACACATGGCAAAGGAAACCCCTGAGAAATCGGGGGAGACCCCCAGTCCGCCGGAAACCGGCAAACTGGTTGGAGCCAACCGCACCCAGGTCGAGACTTTTTTCGAAGTCCTTCCCGAACTGCGGTAGGGTTATCGTCAAAAACGACAACCCCTCGTGTTCAACTCTCTCCGCGAGAGTTTGTTCGTCGCGGATGGTGCTTGTGTGACACATGGTCCCCAAATCATCGAGGACCGACAGCAAGAGCGGCATGGGGCTTTTCACCGCGCCCCCTCAATGGGAGGTCGAAGGATCCTTGCACCACGTCCACGACTCGCGTTGACCCGTATTCACGGAGCTCTACCTGCCGTGGTTCGCCTAAATTCAGGCTAGCCACGGTAAGCAGGAGTCCGCAACAGCCAGTGATAAATCTCATGCACTGGCTGGTCAGTTCTCGCCACCAAGAAACTTGGTGATGTTGGCACCAGAAGTCGCCTGCATGTTGGCTAGGAAGCCGTCGATGACGGCCTTCTGCTCCGCAACCGTGTACCCAGTGAGAGGGACGTCCGCCACGACATAGAAAGTCATGGAATACGGGACGTTCGTCGCTGGGAACAGAGGGTCCGGAGCGTTCTTCTTGTGCACGATTCGTGCCGTTCTGCGAGCGCGCTTCCCGAGGGAATGCGCAACTGACAGAACAATGGTTCCGTCAGCGGTAGAAAACTCACCGCTACGAACGCCACTGCTGACACGCGGCAATGAAGCCGCGCCAGCTGGCACGATCGTAACTGACTGTGGATCTGTGAACATGGGGCGTCGTCCTTGCTGAGATGTTCCAACAACCGAATAGCTGCTGGATCGTGTGCTATGGCTAGCTCCCTAGCTACCACAGCTTTCCAGGCGCCTTGGTAATACCAAGGGCCCCGAGAATCGACCACTGCCGAACATTGAATCCGTTCGGATCAAGGCCGAAACCGTAAGGGGTCGCCCGTACCCTCTGCTTCCTCACAGTTGAGAAAGTCAGAGAGATGGGACCACAGGATCCTACTCCATCCGGAATAGGCCCGTGCAGCGACAGGGTATGGTCACTGATGGTTTCACTCATCAGATACCCGTATCGCAAAACCAAGCCGTCTTCTGAAAGCTTCGAAGCATTGGCAATGTTATCGCCAATGTTCGCCTTCCAGTCAGATAGCCAACTCCATGGTGCAAGGTTCCAGAGCGTCTCGGCGTCTAGCCGAGTTCCGAGCAAGTGGTTAACCATCTGCTCGTACTCCTTCAGCCTGTTTAGGACATGATTGTCCTTCTGCAGGAAGTAGGTGAATGCGCCCGAGAACGTGACGGTATTTTGCGTCCGTCGCGTCTCTTTTAGAACCCCGCCCGTCGCCCTACCTAGCCACATCGAAGCGAACCCACTCGGAGAGACATTTTCGGCCCAACAGGTCGAATAGCCATCCGGGTAGGACTCCTCAGTGACGGTAGTAGGGAAGGTCAGTCGCCGGCGTATAGAATTGCCGGCGTCTCGCTGGAACTGGTCAAGAAGC